CAAGATGATGGCTAAAATAGGTAAATCTATGCTTGAGTCTGGACGAGAGCCTGAAGGTGAAACAAGCGGATTTGGGGTTATGACTCCTGATAGCGCTAGGCAAGAAATTGCACGGCTTCAACGTGATCCAAACTTTATGAAGCAGTATAGCGACAGTGAAACAGATGGACATACAACCGCGATAGAAAAAATGCAACGCCTATTTAGCTTTGCGTATCCGGAGGAATAATGGCTTATAAGTCTACAGACGTTGCTGTTTCTGACGGTATCAAGAAAAAGAAAAGTGTTAAAACAGGCAGGACTGCTTTAACTGAAGGTCAGAAGATTAAAATACTTGCTGACGGCATGCTAGGTAATATGGGCGGTACCTTAGGTATGGGCGACAAGATTGCTGCCAAATGGGAAGCGAAACAAAAGGCTAAGAAAAATGGCTAAAAAAGAAATTAAGATGGGGTATCTAGACGATGAGTTTAGGAAGACGGCTATAGGCAGGTCGGCTTCTAAAGTACAAAGTGTATTTAATTATCAAAAGCAGATAGCTGCCCGATTAAATGTACCATCTAATTATCTAAAAGCAGCTCAGTCTCAAGTATCAAAAGCTGGTATTAAAGATCCAGCAATTTCTTCTAAACCTAGTGAAGCAAAAGGTAAGGGAGTTACAGGTATACGTAATTCAGAGTTTACAGGGTACTCAGAAGCACAGGGTATGGACTTGCTTAGAAAGCAAACCAAAACTGCGCCTAGTGGTACTTTGTTAGGAAGTTGATGTACATAGCGTATTTTATGCGCTACTATAATCATAGGGTAGCGGGTAACCGTCCAGGAACTTAACCGCAGAGGTCCTCAGGGGCAGCCAAAGCGTCTTTTATTAACCAATGCTTAAAGGAGATATGAATGTCATATCAAATTACGACAGCCTTTGTACAGCAGTACAAAGCAAACGTCGAGCATCTCCTACAGCAGAAAGGTTCGCGCTTACGTCCTTTTGTTAGGGTTGAAACTCAAAACGCTGAGTTTGACTTTTACGATCGGATTGGTGCTACTTCTGCACAAGAGGTGACTGGACGACATCAAGATACTCCACTTATTAATGTACCGCATGACAGGCGTAGAGTCTCATTGCGTGACTTTGACTGGGCGGAACTTATCGATCGTCAAGACCGAATACGTATGCTAATTGATCCAACTTCACCTTATTCGCAGAATGCTTCTATGGCATTAGGTCGTAAGATGGACGAGATCATTTTAGAAGGCTTATTTGCGTCTGCATCAACAGGCAAGACTGGATCTTCAACTGTAACATTCCCATCAGCTAACCAAATTGCGGTTAACTACGTTGAGTCTGGATCAGCTGTTAACTCTGGTCTAACTATTGGTAAACTACGTAAAGCTAAAGAGCAGCTAGATCAGAAAGAAACTGATCCATCAGATCCTAGGTATATCATTGTAACAGCAAAGCAGGTAACTGACTTGTTGCAATCAACTGAAGTAACTAGCTCTGACTTTAACTCGGTTAAAGCGCTTGTTCAAGGTGATGTTAACCAATTTATGGGATTCGAGTTTGTTCGCACAGAACTCGTAACAACTGATACGAGCTCACATCGTCGTGTTCCTGTGTTCTGCAAATCTGGCATGCTGCTTGCAGTAGGTCAAGATATTAGCGTAGACATCGGACCAAGACGTGACAAGCGAAACTCGACTCAGGTTTATTGCTCTGCTTCATTCGGCGCTGTTCGAATGGAAGAGAATAAAGTCCTTGAAATCAAATGTGCAGAATAGGAGGAATGAATAATGGCTACAACTAACTCAACTCAGTACGCTAATACTCAGGCTACTCCGCGCGTCATGAATGCGACTCACGAAGACCGTGGTCGTGTCCGTGTTAAAGCGTTTTCTTGGACTCAGGTCGGTACAGGTACTGCAGCAGATCAGCAGTATCTTTGCCAGATGGAAGCAGGAGCGGTTAGAATTCTAGCAGTTTCAGTTGCCCATTCTGCGTTTGGAACAAGTCGTACTCTTGACTTCGGTCATACCGGTGCAACTGATCCAGATGGTGCTGCAATTGCAGCAGATCCTGATGCGTTCAGCGCGAACCTAGCCGTTGCTTCAGCGGGTACTTCAGTTATCGACATCAACACATACATCTCTACTAAAGACGGTTTTGTATTTGCGGGTCAAGTTAATGATGGTACTCAACCTGCAGCAGCTACGCTAACTGGTTATGTCACTTACGTGATTGATTAATCTACGGTTGAGGGTAGGGGCTTCGGTCCCTCCCTCTCTTTTTAAGGTGAAATAATGGCAGCGTCAGATATAGAACTTATAAATAGAAGCCTTGCATTACTAGGTATCGAGTCAATTACCTCGTTATCTGATAATACAAAACAAGCCTCTGTTGCACGTGTTCTATATAATGATACACGAGCTGCAGTGTTCAGGGGTCATCCTTGGAATTGTTTAACAAAAAGAGCTTCTTTACCTACTGATGTAACTAATCCAGTATATGGGTTCTCAAAAAGGTTTGCCTTACCGGCTGATTTTTTAAGGTTACTAGAAGTAGAACGAGGCGCGGATATTACGTATCAGCTTGAAAGAGGTCACCTTCTTTCTGATGAAGATACAATGAATATTAAATACACGGCTTTAATAACAGATGTTACACTATATGATACTCTTTTAATTGATACATTGTCTGCTAGAATAGCTGCGGATTTAGCTCAGCCGCTTCTACAATCAACTTCAGCAATGGAGCAGATGTGGCAAATGTATGAGCTTAAACTTAGAGAAGCTAAATTTGTAGATGCTCAAGAACAAGCGCAAGATGTGCTTGATGCAGATTATTGGCTTGACTCTAGACAAGGAATATCTAGGCCTAATCTTTCCACACCTCCGAGGTAGTCAATGGCTAAAGTTACCCCTATCCAGACTAACTTTACCGGAGGCGAAATTAGCCCTCGCTTAAGAGGCAGAGTCGACTTAACTAAATACACAAGTTCTCTTGCGCATTGTGAGAACTTTATAGTATTTCCTCATGGAGGAGTTACTAAAAGATCAGGCACTAGGTTTGTTGCAGAGGTAAAAGATAGCTCTAAGTATACCAGAATTATTCCTTTTATTTTTAGTACAGTACAGGCTTATATATTAGAATTTGGTAATAATTATGTTAGGTTCTATCGTAACGAAGGCCAAATACAAAGTGGTGCTGCGGCTTACGAAATTGTTAGTCCTTACTCAACTGCGGACTTAGACAAGCTAGATTTTACTCAATCTGCAGATATACTATTTATATGCCACCCAGATTACCAAACTAGAAAATTAAGTAGAACAGGACATACATCTTGGTCGTTTTCTGCTTTTGAAGCAATTGATGGGCCTTGGGCTGCTATTAATCTAGAAACTACCACCCTTACACCTTCAGCAACTACAGGTCTTGCAATAACAATAACGGCTAGCTCTTTAACAGGAATAAATAATAATCAAGGATTTTTAGCCACTGATGTTGGGCGTCACATAAGAATTCTAAGTGGCGGAAAATGGGGTTCAGCAAAAATAACTAACAGAGTCTCTAGTACCGTAGTAACGTGCGGTGTATTTACAGATTTCCCTTTTGGTGCAACAACTGCAACTGATAACTGGAGATTAGGTATCTGGTCTAATACTACTGGATGGCCAACAACTGCAACTTTTTATCAGCAGCGTTTATTCTTTGCTAATAACTTAGCCTCACCAAATACGGTGTGGGCGTCTGAGTCTGGAAACTTTACAACTTTTTCTCCTACTAATAGTGAGGCAGAAGTTTTAGATGACTCAGGGTTAGACTTAACTTTAGCAACAGATCAAGTTAATGCTATACGATGGATGTACGGAGCTAAACAGCTTCAACTAGGTACATCAGATGGTCCTTTTGTAATATCATCTGGGTCAGACAATTTAGCTTTAACACCAAGTAACTTGACTTCTAACAGGGAGACAACTGATGGAACTACTACGAAAAAGCCTATTGGAGCCTCTAGAGCGACTATATTTATTGATCGTACGAGGACTAAAATACGTGAACTTGCATATAATCTCGAAGTTGATGGATATGCTACGCCGGATCTTACGCTTATTGCGGAACACATTACAACGGGTAATATCAAAGAGTTAGCTTATACAAGATCCCCAGATAGTTTAATATGGGCACTTCTTGACACAGGTCAACTAAGATGCTTAACTTACGAACGCGCACAAGACGTTGTTGCATGGCATAGACATACACTAGGCGGGACAGATAGTAAGGTAAAGTCTATTGCTGCGGTTCCATCCTTTGATGAGCTTCAAGAAATTTTATACATGGTTGTTGAAAGAACAATTAATGGAGCAACTAAGCAGTACATAGAGTATCTAGAAAAAGCTTTTGATACAGCTAAAGGAGATACACCATCTACCGCCTTCTTTGTAGATAGTGGCTTGTCGTATTCTGGTACAGCTGCAACAGTAATCTCTGGCTTAGGACATTTAGAAGGTCAGACAGTAAGAGTATTAGTTAACGGCGCTAACCACCCAGACAAAGTAGTAAGCAGCGGTGCAATAACATTAGACCGTCCGGCTACAAACGCCTCTATAGGTCTTAAGTATACAGCTTTAATAAGGACACTAGATCCAGAAGTACAGACAGAGTCAGGACCTTCACAAGGTAAAACTAGGAGGGTTGAACGTGTTACCGCTCGAGTTGTTGATACATATAATCTGGAAATTGGTGTAAACCTAGAAAAAATGCAAACAGTGTTTTTCAGGACACCTTCTGTTCCTATGGGCTCATTAGTACTTTTCACTGGTGATAAAAGGCTACTCTTAGAGTTCACTCCTGATAGAGAGTTTGATCTCTATATGAGGCATGATGATCCATTGCCATGTACTATACTAGCAGTAATGTACGCATTAGTGGTATCTGAGCGATGATAGTAGTTCCTTTTGAAAATTGGCATATGAACTATATTACGCCAGAATGGCCAGTTTATAAAGATGGTGTAGACTTTGAAAGACAGTCAGTATCTTTTACTCTGTATGAAGATAACCACATTTATTGTATATTCGGTGCGGTACCTATGTGGCCAAAGACGTATGAAACTTTTATGTTTACTGATAAGAAATTTACAAACCGAAAATTTCAGTGTATAAAGTTTATTAAGCAACAGGAAGATTTTTTAGTAAAAACATGTAAACCAAGGCGTGTACAAACCTCGGTGCCTACCTCAAACCCAATTTATAAACGATGGCTTGAGTATCAAGGATATGTTAATGAAGGTATAATGTCTAGTTTTGGTCCTGATGGAAAGGATCACTATCGATATGCAAAGGTGTATAAATAATGGGTGTTGAAGTAGCAATTGCCCTGATGATTGTAGGTACTGCGGTAACTGCCTATGGTCAATATCAGGCCGGACAAGACAAAAAAGCTGCACTAGACTACAATGCTCAGATAGAAGAGCGTAATGCTCAAGTACGCCTAGAAAAAGCTGAATACGACGCAAATCAAAAAGATAAAAGAACTAGGGCTGTAATAGCCTCTCAACGTGTAGCTTTCGCCGCAGGAGGATTTACTGTTGCAGGAACTCCTTTAGATACATTAAGAGATACTGCAACACAAGGTGAAATGGACCGTATGGCTATTATGTACGGCGGCGAAATGGATGCAGAAAATAATAGAAATCAAGCTACACTTAACCGGATGGAAGGTAAAGCAGCTTCTAGAGCAGGTAAGCTTGCAGCAGCAGG